CCGGCATTGAGAATGGCACCATACAAGCTGTTCAAGTTAATCTTCTTGACCAACTGTCGCTTGTCCCAGTACTCTTCTTCAATCTTGTTTTCTGCTTTGATAGCTTCTTTTAACTTGGCCTGCATCTCTTTACGTTCAGCATACCAACGCTTCAACAGCCCAGGAATAATACCTTCGTGCTCGTGTGTGAAAATTGTACCATTGGCACTGAGCATCCAAGGCTTGTTGCTTTCGAAAATAAGTTCGTACAGTTGTGCGCCACTCATCACATCAGTTGATCCATTTTCCCAATCGACAATAATGTCGTTGGAGCGATCTTTTGACATGACAAATTCATATTCGTTTACTGCAAATTTGCCTTCCCATGCTGCCGCAAAACTGTTGCCTTTGGCAATTTTGGCATCAATTTCTGTCTTGGTGTAGTCTTGACGCAACTGACCCACAATGGTTTCTGGACCCATGTTCAATGCACGAATCACGCTGGGATACAAACTGTTAATGTCCATTGAACCGATATAGTCGTGCAGTCCTTTTTTAGGATAAGCAACATATGCTCCTGCAGCCTGATTGTTGGCGTCTTCGTCTCGCTTGGGTCTGCTGGGCACAATCAAACCTCTGTGATGTGCTTCGTTTACAATGGCCTGTTCTGTAACAGCCACAGCACCCATGGTGGTTTGTAGCAACACGGTATTTTCATGTGCAATGGTATTTGCCAAAGACAAAAACTTTAATTTTTTATCCAGTTTGTCCAACAATGCACAGTCTTGTCTGTTGTATTCAATAAACTTACGGAAGTCGTTGTTGTAAAGTTGATCCAGTGTACCTTCATACACTGTCTTGCTTTCTCCTACTTCCATTTCTCCAATGGCATCCAGTCGGTACGTGTGTCGTTCTTCGTATGTGTATTTCCTGTACAGTTCGAGACTGTCCAAATGAACACGACCAATAAGATCATAAGTAACAGCCTGTTTTCCATATTTTTCATATTCTCTCTTTTTAGGCATTTGATCCCACAAGCAGAATCTTCTAGTATCTTCTTTGCTCAACACTTTGGTAACACGATTCACAGTGTAAGGAATATCAAAGCCTTCGCTGTTCCAGCCACTCAACACATCACTGTCTTGTATCAGATCAAGGAATGTATCTAGCATTTCTAGTTCTGTTTCAAACAACATGGTATTGGGGAAATCTTTGATCTGTTCCTGTGCCTGTGCCATTGTTAGTGTTTTGGGAGGAACAGCAAGACACACCAAGGTATCCAACCATTGCAAATGAACTGCAATGGCAGTGATTGGCATAAACGCATCATCCGGACTGGCGTAACCGCGTTCGGGATCAAAGTCTACCTCAATGTCGAAGAATGCCACATTCAGTGCTGGCGCTTCTTTGCCTAAATAATTTTCTTCAAGGCATCGAAACACTGGATTGATATCGCCCTCATACAGCTTGTGCGATGAGTGAATACGTTGTTCTTTTTGAAATTCTTTCCAGTTCTTGGCCGTAACTTTGGAAAGAGATTCGCCATATATCGACCTGTACTTACCCTTAGCATCTGGATAGTAAAACATGTACCTGGCAGGATAGTCTTGAAAAATTCTACCCTTTACTGGATCTCGCTCGACCACAGTGACAATGTCTTTGTCGCGATCCCATCGTGCATCAATATAACTCATTATTTTTGTTTTCCTTATGTCATTTTCGGCTGACAAATACCACGGTGATCAATTATGGCTGATCTTACCATTCTCACTGTTATTTAACTGAGCATACGTATTAACCCAACAGAATCGATAGTTACTAGCAGTAGGTAGTTAGCCAACATGCCAAAAGATTTCCTAGTCCAACTAGCCCAAGCATACATAGCACAGCCAATGATCCAAATGGGATAAAGAGCAAGAAGCGGAGGCGTGGGGACTGTAACCGCCATAGTAATACTGCAACCAATGCTAATAGCCCAAGCAAGCAACTCAATACTAAAGCGAATTCTGTTAGACTTAAAGTCATCCTTGATCCATTCTAATGTTGGTTTAAATAAATCTATAATCATTAGTCTTCACGACGATTTGCGTGGCCACTGATATCAACAATAGTTTCCAAGTCATCAAACTCACGGAACACTTGATCCCATTGATCTTTTTGTGCAATACGAATTGCTTTTTTAATTACACTGGGTTTTACTTCCAGTTCTTCGGCAACTGCTTTGATAGTTTCGTTTAGGCCTTCTGTAAGGTCTTGAATTTCCTGCATGACTGTGCAACCCTCTGCAACAATCTGTTTGATCTTTGCCTGCTCTGGCGCTCCAAAAGTTTTACTCATAAAAAATCTCCTTATGCGCTAGTATACAGCAATATAAGGAGATTAGTCAATTAAATTTAAACCAGAACTTTATTTTTTTAAAAATGTATCTGCAAATGTTTTACACAGCTTCTTAACTCGGGTGTTTTCAGTTTCTTCCAATGTGTATTCTGCATGATCTTCATGTTGACTGGGATCAATGTATCCGCAGTATACTTTTCGGCAATTGCTGTTGTTTACCAAATTGGTACAACTTTCACCATATCGTTCATCCATGTCCTTTTCGTTACACGGACTTAGTGTAGTAATAATAATACTGCCTTCGGGAATTTCGCCATAATTTTTTTCATAGCGATCCATTGCTACCCGTTCAGCATGGCGTCTAGTATCATCTTCGGCCGCCTCGTTAACACCGAAGACTTTGCGGTTTTTGGGGTCTAAGACACAGGCCGCAACCATCCCATATTTCATAGGATCATTTTGTTTTCCTTGTATTACATGGTGGCAGAGTTCTAGTAGGATACGATCCAACTTGGGTTGATCATGTATTTCATAATCACTTTTTTCAAACTCATCGAGTCTCATTTTTTCTTACTAGGATTTTTTGCGGCGTAAGATGCAGCTACGGCCATTTGTTTACGTTTGGCAAGATTCTTGCCACGGAATTGCGGTGCATTGGATTTTTCAAAGTCTTTGATCCACACATCCACTGGGGCATTTTTAGGAATTTTCTCTGCTAATTTAGCTGCCAGTGATTCCATATAAGCATCACCTTCCGCCACACCTTGCTCAGGACTATGTCTCAGATTGGCAATGTAACCATCGGGGCCAGTCCATTGATCTTTATAGTCTTGCCATTCGTTCTGACTCCAGGCTATAGGGAACTGCTGCCAAGGCCACATTCCATGGGTATTAAACTCGCTAGAAAATTCCTGTATGTCTGCCAGTGTAATACCCATGGTCTTGGTCTGTTTAGCAACCTCAATCAACCAGTGCGCCATGGTTTCGCCACCGTCTTCAAATTCGCTTAATTTTTCTAATTTACTAAACCTATCTACACCTTGCCTGGCAAAATTACGGCAAAGATCTTCAAGCCATTTTATAAATTCCTGACCCCATTTGGCCAATGCGGTTTCGGGGTCGCTGCCTGTTCTGGCAGTGAGGGACTTATTCAAATTATCTACACCTTGCCTGGCACCAGCACCACCTGTGATCTTGCCCATCATGGTGTCAAATCTCTCGTCACCGGTAGCCTCCGCCACACCTTGCTCGCCTGCTTTTGCTTTGGCTTCATCTCTAGTACGACTATAACCTTGGGCTATTGCTAGTTGTACTTGATTGGGATACACAGACGTTTTGAACATTTTACCATCTTTGACAATGTACCATTCTGTTGGATCTAAATCGTGTCGTTCATCATCACCACGATTGAATGCACCACCTACTCCACGGAATGGCCTATCGCCTTCCGCCACGCCTTGTTCCATGTGTCTCAACTCGCCCATTGTGTCGCCTAAGAAGTCTTCATCGTTCATGACTGCACGAGCTTGTCTCGGACTCATGTTTAACTCTTTGACCAATACCATTCCAATTGCTTTGATCAATTCACTTTCTTTTGCTGGATCATACGTGATACCGTGGTTGGATAATACCTTGGCAACTTGATAACTGGTACGATCTTCTACAGCTTCGTCCACGCCCTGTTCTCCGCCAATACTTTGAAGAACGCTGTTTAGATAGTCTGCGGCTTTGGTAATTTTACTTTGCTGCCATGCTTCCAAATCTCCATTTTCTCCATACTGCTGAACAAGACCTAGCAATTGTTTGGCATCGCTGTGAATACTTTTTAGTTCGTTACTGGCCATGCTAACTTCATGATCTTCCATGTAAGGCTTTTTGTGTTTTTCATTGCCTTGCTTTTGTTCTTTTTTCTTGTCCTTGTGCTGGCCAGCGCCGCCCATTTTGGCATTCTTTGCTACAAAGTTGCGAGGCTTAGGTGCTTCCTTCTTTTCTTCTTGTGCAATTAAATTATCACCGCGTCTACGAACTCCGCCTATTGGACTGCTTACGCTGGCAATACTGCCGCTGCCTATGCCAGTTGCACTTTCTAATGTATAGACAGTTGCATCTTTGAATTGTTTAGTTTTAAATTCTGTATTTTTCATTTCTTTTTCATCCAATTGCTTGTAGGGCTTACTGCATTTACACCAGGTAATTCCTTACTGCGGCTGCTACTCCATACTTGTTTTTCGCCAGCACCGACTTGTTGTGCAGCCATGTTAATCATTTCCATTTCTTCTTCTGTGTAAGGGGAAAGCAATGGATCGCCGGCAATGTAATTGTCGGCTTTTGTTGGATAGTCTGGAGCACCTGCTAATGCTATATGAAATCTGTAGTTGGTGTACATACTACCTGAATTCATGTTTAGGCCAGGGTAGGTGGTAGCATTTTGAATAGATGCTTGATGCATCTTATTCATTTTTTTCATTCCACTTTCGCTGATAAATTCACGGGCTCTCATTGAGATGGTCCTTTAACAGTGGCTCGTAGCATCCATCCGTGTTTACGATGTCCGTCAATGCGTTCTGCTAGAAAGTTACTAAAGCCGGGTTCGCCTTCAGCTTCGCTTGCAGCATATGCTTTTTTAAGAATAACAATCATTTTTTCGTTATCCATTAGCAATTCTTTGACCATTCCTTCTGCCGGTAGCATTTCAGTTTCGTCTTCAACTTGAGTTAACATGTTAAAACGTGATAAACTTGCAGGAGCGTATGTTCCTAGTTTACGTAAGTTTTCAGCAAAGTCGTCAATACTTCCGTAGGTCTCTTCGTATATTCCTGCAAACAATTCGTGAAACTGTTGAAAGAGCATTCCTTCTACATTCCAATGAAAGTTCTGTGCCTTTAGTGCAAAACTAAATTCACTGGCAAAGGCAATTTTAGCAATTTGTTGTAACTGTTCCATAATGTGTTATTTATTATTTTTTTGTCTCGCCAGTTAAGTAGGGAAGACTGAACCATAGTTTAAACCATTCAGGTGTGCCGGGTCGTATGTTTTGTTCACGCATTATGCGGACATTTTCCGCCGCAGTATGTGTTATGTTTTCTACAGTGCGTTGGCTACTGCGATACTCTGCCAGGCGTTGTTCTCCACCTAGCCCACCTAAAAATTGCAGTCTTTTTATTTCGTGGGCAGGATCGTCTTTAGCAAGATAACAATCATCTTCACTGTGTATAGGAGCAATATTATCGCTTGTTATTTTGTACTGCTTCATTGAAAATAATCTTGTTAATTAATGTGGTCATAATACGCTCAACACTTTCGTTGACTGGAATTTGTTTGCTCTCTTGAGCACTACCACCCACAAACTGACCTTT